CTTCGGTAACTAATGTATTAACACTACCTGCAGGAGCAGACTCAAACCTTATATCAAGAGTATCTACAGATACTTTAACAAATAAAAGTTTTGGAGATGATGTTTTAATAAAAACTGCTGATGGTGCTATTTTAAAACTACAAACTAGTGATACTACAGTAGCTGACGGAGATGTTATCGGTGCTATAGAGTTTTCTGCACCAGATGAAGCGGGTGGCACAGATGCAATAACAACTGCAGCTTCTATTGTAGCAGAAGCAGATGCAACTTTTGCGTCAGATAACAATCAAACAGATTTAGTTTTCAAACTTGGTAGTTCTGAAGCAGCAACAGAAAAAATGAGACTTACCCACGAAGGTAATCTTACAGTTTCTGGAGATGCAACCATTGGTGATGATTTAGTATTAAATACCGATAGTTCTTTAATTAGTTTGGGTGCAGGGGCAGATGCAACCTTAACCCACGATGGAACAACGGGTGTTACTATTGCTGCTAACCCAATAACTATTGATTCTGGAGATGCTTTAAATTTAGATGCTCATACAGGTATATTTATATTTAAAGATGCAGGGAGTGAAGTTTTAAGATTTACAGAAGGAAACTCTGGTGATGTTACAATTAAATTGGCAACCAATGCTAAAGATTTAGTTTTTACTGATAATGGTGACGCAACTAATATGAAGATATTAGATGCAGCGGCAGGTATCAATGTTCCGGGTGAAGTACAGACAACTAAAATAGCTTTTACAGATGGTGATGATGCTATAACAGTTGCTGATGGTGGTGGCATTACTGCGGCTAACGGTATAACTTCTACTGCGGCCAGTAATACATTTGGTGCTACAAGTTTTAACGATGCAAACATAACTAATGTAGGTAGTATTGCACTAGACAGTATTGCATCGGATGCAGGAACAGGAACTGCAATAACATTTAGTGCAGGTAACGTGCCTAACACAAATACTAATACAAGTGTTAGTGGAAGCACTGCTCCTGATTTCTCACAATACACAAATTTTATTTGGACATTAACAGGTAATTTAGTGTTGACTGACCCCGGAGATGAGGTTGCAGGACAATCTGGAATATTTGTATTTATACAAGATGGAACAGGAAGTAGAACATTATCTCACGCAGCAGACCAATATTTTGTTGCAGGCGGTACATCTATAACTTTAACCACGACAGCGAGTGCTGTTGATATTGTGCCATATTTTGTTCAAGCAGACGGCAAGATACATCTTGGTGCTGCTCAACTAGCATTTGCAGAAGCGTAAGAGGTAGGATGACAGGTTCAAATTCATTTTGGTTTGCTAAATCTGATACAAGTTTTTATAATAATGTTGTAGGGCAATCTTTACGTTTTAATGATGGAGATAGTAGTTATCTTAAAAAAACATTTGGTTCTTCTGGCAGTCGGAAAAAATGGACTTTTAGTGCGTGGGTTAAAAAATCAACATTAGACATAGATGGTTATCTCATGGGTGTAGGTACAGGTTCTGCATTTGAATTTATAAAAATTAGCAATAGTTCTACAGATGCACTTGAGTACGCTTATTGGAATGGTTCAGCATATGCTTATCAAATTAGAACAACTCATTTGTTTCGGGATACTACAGCTTGGTATCATGTAGTCATTGCTGTAGATACAACTCAAAGCACAGCTTCTAACAGAGTAAAATTTTATGTAAATGGAACACAAATAACAGATTTTTCAATATCTAGCTATCCATCTGAAGATGCTGATACTCAAACAACTCACTCGTTAGATACAAGAATTGGCTCTGGTATTGGTGGAAATTATTTTGATGGTTATATGGCAGATGTCCATTTAATAGATGGCTCACAATTAGCACCAACTAGTTTTGGCGAAACAAAAAATGGTGCTTGGATTCCTATCGATACAAGTGGATTAACATTTGGCACAAATGGATTTAAATTAAATTTTAGTCAAGATTTCACTGGTGGTTCTCTTAACACTGTAGGTGGTGGCAATATAATACATAGTGATTCTTCGTCTTTTGATATTGGTTCTGGTGATGATTTTACTATTGAATTTTTCTTTTTAAGTAAAGATTTAGGAACAGGAACAGGTAGTGATGATTATGGTAACTTTATGGGGGAATATGCAACTTCAGGACCTCACCTTTCAATAGGTTATGATTTTAGAAGTGAACAAGATATTTACCTTTATGTTGGGAATGGCTCAGCTCTTTATTGGCAATTAGCTGACGACACTTTAAAAGAAAATGAATGGAATCACCTAGCTATTCAAAGAGATGGAACAGTTTTAAGAGCTTGGATGAACGGAACAAGAATGACAACTATAGCAGATGCCGCTAGTAATACTGGTTTTACACTAACAAGTGGTAAAGCGACAGATTTTAATACAGCATATGACCTCTCTGAATTTAATATAGGTGATCATAATAACGGACAAAGAGCACATACTGGTTGGATAAGTAATGTTAGACTTGTTGTAGGAGATGGTAATAATGTTTATGCTAATAGTGATAGCAATATAACTGTTCCAACATCAACTCTTACAAAAGTAACTGGAACTAAATTATTATCATGTACTAACTCAACTCTTGGGGATGACATAAGTGATGAAAATAATGATGCAACTAATAATGGTGCTGTAGTTTCAAGATTAACTCCTTTTGGAAGTCAGTTTTGGCAAGATAAGTCAGGAACAGGCAATCATTTTGATTTTGCAAATTTTAATTATTATGATGTAGTAATTGACAATCCAGAGAATAACTTTGCGACATTATTATCTGAAAGGTCAGGTGAAAACAAATCAAGTCAAACATTTTCAGAAGGCAATCTTCAATGGACATCTTCTACTTATGGTTATAATTCAACTGGCTCATCAATAAATATCCCTACAACTGGTAAATGGTATTTTGAATGTTATGTTAAAACTGCAGGTTCAGCTACATCACACGATTTTGGTGTAGGTATTCAAGGTGTAAAATTTGACAGTATGTCTAAAACAGACCCTGCTACTGCAACTTATGGCGATAGCACACTTTATATTACAAGAAATGATTTTGGTTCACGAATAGAAAAAAACTTAGGGAATGTTTATATCGGAACTTCTGGAAGTGCAAGTACAGTAAATTTTGTTGCGGGTGATATTATAAGTGTTGCTTTTGATGCAGATAGTGGCAAAGTTTTTTGGGGTAAAAACAATGTATTTTGGGATGATGATGTAAGCACAGATGGGAATCCATCAGCAGGAACTAATGAAACAACTTCATTAACAACTGGGGTAGAATACTTTATTACACTACAACAATATTCAAATACTTATGTAAGTGTTTCTAACTTTGGACAAGACAGTTCTTTTGCAGGAAATAAAACTGCACAAGGCAACAAAGATGCAAATGACATAGGCGATTTTTATTATACAGTTCCTACTGACTATCTTGCATTGTGCTCGGCAAATTTACCCGAACCTGCGGTTGGTCCTAATTCTACTACACAACCAACTTCTCATTTTATTCCGTACTCTTATACAGCCGATAACACAGACAACAAAGCAAGAACTGGCATGGGATTTCAACCTGATTTGTTATGGTTTAAAGATAGAACTTCTGCTTTTTCTAACACACTTTATGATTCTAGTAGAGGAGCAAATAAATATCTACAAACTAATAATGCTAATGCAGAGAATACAAGTTCTGATTTAATGAGTTCTTTTGATTCAGATGGTTTTACTACACAAACTGATAGTTCATCAGGGAATCTACTTAATTACTCTACAGATAATTATATTACTTGGTCGTGGAAAGCTAATGGTAGTACTACGACTACGAATGATGCAAGTGCAACAAGTGTTGGAACAATAGATTCTGTATATCAAGCAAATACAACAGCAGGGTTTAGCATTGTAACTTATACTGGAACTGGTTCAGCAGGAACTATTGCTCATGGTTTAGGAGCAGTACCAAAATTTATTATAATAAAAAACAGAGATGATGGTTCTTCAAACTGGAGAGTGTATCATGCAAACTCTGGTGCATCAGACCCAGAAACTGATTATTTATATTTAAACTTAACTAACTCTCTAGCAGATGGTGTGTATATGAATGATACTGCACCAACTTCTAGTGTTTTTTCTATTGGAACTCATAACGATGTAGGTTCAAGTGGGGATGATTATGTAGCTTACCTTTGGGCAGAAGTAGATGGTATGTCTAAATTTGGTAGATATACAGGAAATGGAAGTGCAGATGGTACTTATGTCCATCTAGGTTTTAAACCTGCACTTTTTGTAGCAAAATCAACAGGAGCTGAAAACTGGATTGTATTAGATAATGCAAGACCCGGCTATAACCCAACTGGAAATTATATATATTGGAATTTAAGTAATGCAGAAGGTGGTGCAGGTGGTGAGTATGTAGATTTACTTTCTAATGGGGTAAAACTACGAACAACTGGTGCAAGTGTAAATGGAAGTGCTAATTTTGTTTACATGGCTTGGGCAGAAATGCCTTTTAAATATTCACTTGGAAGATAGGAGAAGATAATGGTTTGGAAAAAATCAGATGGAACAATAGTTAACATAGGAAAGAGTTGGATTCAAGGAAGTATACGTCATCCTTCTAATTGGGGAGTTTGGAGTGATGCTGAAAAAAAAGCAGCAGGACTTACATGGACAGATGATGTTGCACCACATGACAACAGATTTTATTCAAGTAGAAAAGCAGACGGAACATTAGTTGAAAAGTCTTTAGCAGATGTTAACCAAGTTGATGCTAAAGGTAATAAAATTTTAGACCCTGACGGAAATCAATTAGTTGCAGAAGGTTTAAAAACTATTTGGGTTAGACAAACAAAACAGACTGCTAATACTATGTTAGCTAAATCTGATTGGGAAGTTACTCGCAAATCTGAAAAAGGAACTGCTATTGCTTCTGCTACAACTACCTTTAGAGATAAAGTAAGAACTGCGTGTGATACGATAGAAACCAAAATAAACAACTGTTCTGACCTTACTGCATTTAAAGCATTATTTGATGCACCAGTAGATAGTGATGGTAATCCAACTGGAGCAAATCCACCTATTCACGATTTTCCAAAGGAAAGCTAATGGAAATAGACGCAATGTTATTTTGGAATATTATTTTGACTATGGTCGTTGTACCTTTTGGTTGGGCGTTCAACAAAATGTTTCAAGAAGTAAAAAGGATACAGATATTGTTAAACAAGACACGAGAAGAATACGCACGTAAAGATGACGTTAAAGATGATATGCACGATTTAATGGATGCAATCAAAAGACTTGAAGATAAACTAGATAAAATATTGATTGGAACTAAATAATGGCTGAAGAAAATAATACTCCAGACCCTACAACGGGCATAACCCCTCCGATTACAGGGTCTGCTCTTATAGAACGTCTAGGAGAACAAACAACAGGTGGTGAAAAAGCAGTACCGTCTACGGCTAAAATTGCTCCTAAACCACAAGAAATTGCAGAAGATGAATTACTTACCAAACCTGATGATTTAACTTTAGTAGAACAAGACGCAAGTACTTCAGTATCAGATGGGCTAAATGTACCTACAGCAACACAAGATGTAGTGTCTACATACTCAGCAACAAAAGTTGCACCAAACACCCCTGAAGCAACTGCTGCTCAAGGTAAAGTAAGTGCTGAGTCACTCATAGGAGATGTTCAAGGTGCAGTATCTAATCAAGCACAAGCAATAGCTCAAACAGAAGAAGTTGATCAAAAAGCAACGGTTCAATACCAATTAGGCGAATTATTTAAAAGTTTAGAAGACGGTACTTCTCTACCTGCGTGGGCAGCTCCTGCAGTAAGATCTGTAAATGGTTTAATGGCACAACGAGGACTAGGATCTTCTAGTATGGCAGCTTCGGCTATAACGCAAGCTATATACGAATCGGGTATACCTATAGCAAAAATAGATGCAGATAGATATGGTACTTTACAACTACAAAATTTAAATAATAAACAACAAGCTGTTTTACAAAATGCTATGACTTTTGCATCTATGGATAAAGCAAATTTAGATGCTAGATTAAACGCCGCAGTAAACAATGCAAAATCGTTTTTAACTGTAGATTTACAAAATCTTGATAATCAACAGAAAATAAACACAGTAAATTATCAAGGAAAATTACAATCATTGTTGACTGACGCAGCATCAGAAAATGCTTCTGCTCAGTTTAATGCAAAATCACAAAATCAAATTGACGAGTTTTTTGCAGAACTTGATGCACAAATACAACAATCTAATTCTAACAGAGAAGCCGCACAAAGACAGTTTAACACAGATCAAACTAATGCTATGAAACGTTACGTACAAGGATTAAATGATCAAAGACAACAGTTTAATATTAATATGCAAACTCAAATAGATCAGTCCAATGCTGTTTGGAGAAGAAATATAAACACCTCAAATACCGCTGCACAAAATGAAGCCAATAGGCAAAACGCTTTAAATACATTAAATATTAGTCAAGCAGGTTTAAATGCTTTGTGGCAACGATATAGAGACGAAGCATCTTGGGCATTTACTGCCACAGAAAGTGCGAAACAAAGAGATCATCAAATAGCTTTAACGGCTATGGAAGTATCTGCACAAGCTAATTTGTATGAGCAAAAAAATGAAGATGACATGTATTCTGCTTTAGGCGGAGGCGTAATGGCGGGTA